GTCTCAGGGAACACCGCGGGTATACGGACTTCATTGAGAGATCTATCAAATGGGTTGATAATAGCCTTCAGGTAATTGTCGTTGTCATTACCTTCAATTAGCTTCCCGTATCTATCTATCATAGGGTGAATCACATCATGGAACTACTACACTTGCTTCGTGGTTAATGGCATGGTGTGCTACTGTATAGTCTTCTTCAGATGTTCGTTCTCAACCTAGAGTCTATCTATTTCACTGTCACGCTGCTCAATCTAATCTTCCAAGCCTTAATCATGCGCTATCCCCCATCTCCCAACTGAATGGCACCTTAACCTCTGACATTGCCTTGCAGTGCTTCTTTTGAAAGCACAAACTGGTCGAGTAAATGCTGGACGTGTTTAAGACCGCTGTCACCTAACAAGTACATCTCACGGGCCTCAGCAATCCACCTTTTGTATGGGGATTCTGCATACTATTTTGACCGTGATAATTCAAATTTCTTGCCATTCACGCTCCAATTGACTCCAAGCTTACTATTATGTGCGGTAATGCTCTTAATGCTAGCTTTAGCTCCCTGGAAGCCTATGGTTCTTCTCAATTGCTTGTAACCTGGTGAGGGGAGGTGGATTGGCATGAGTAGAGTTGCTGCATAACGTAGAAGAGGGTAAACAGGTTCATCTTTACCGTCCATTATGTAGACGGGGATTTTGTATCCTTCAAGATCAATAACCTGTACGAATTTATTACCGTTGTAGGTGTCTTCGATACTCTTTTTCTCTCCTGCTCTGAATACACTATCTATGACAGAATATAACTCTGATTTGAGTGTTTTTAACTGTTGTTTGTCTCGCGCGAATTGTGCTACGTTGGTCGACATATTGTTTTCTTATATTCTGTGCCCGATCCACTGCTCATAGCACCTCTATAGTCCATAGTCCTTGAAAGTAACATTAAGTGATTTGTTCTAGGGAAGTAATGAACCTTTGAGTGTATCTGGGATAGTGTAGGCCCACACGCCTTTTCTGACTTACTAAATTATGCTGTTAATCTCCTTCTCATGGAGCGAGTCGAAAAGAGCTGGTGAAAGTTAAACCTTTAATCTGTAATCAGTGTCTGTAAACGTTTGATCGTTTTGTTTCGGTTTGATGAATGGAATTTTAGCTGCCCTAGCAAATGTCCAACACAATTTTTGAATTAATTTAGAGCCAAAAAATTGACAGTAGAAGGAGGTTAGTTTATTGATAACGTCTTCTTTCCTTGGCGAATTCTTTGTTTGCCACCCTAATTTGTGCAAAGCCATTCCCAAGTCTTTGAAGGTATGCAATGTTCCATCTGTTATCTTGATATGCATCTTACAAAATATTGCTCCGTCCCCAGGCCCTAAATATTCTATAGTCGGCTAGAATCCCAGTTGTTTAAATATTTATAATACTATCAACACCGATAACATGTTAAGCAACCTCTATATATTATCATCACCTTCAACTCTCCAGCGGATGATGAGAGCTCCCTTCTTTATGGAGAATCTGATCATCAAGTCATTGAGTTTCGTGTTTATAAGAGCTGTGGTCATCTCTCCGGAGTTTCGGCAGCAGGGACTATAGACACTACTAAGAGATGACATCAACATGTTTGGCTGTGTTGCTATTGCCTCCCACAGTTCTAGTAAGTCTGGAGCTATTTATCCTATGAGCATCTTCTCGATTTCAAAAATTAGTCCTCTTTAACTACTGTCATAAGATGAGGCGTCTAAACACAAAACTATTGGTTCATTACCGTATTCATTGATTAACACTTCTGATAATTATTAAGGATTCATGCATTTGACCATGTGTTCAGTATCCTAATAAACTTGTTCAGCAATCAAGTCGTATATCACAGCAGACAGTGCACGCAGACACTCTTTCCTAGCAGATATCAGG